AGTACCACAGATAGGATGTATATACCTGTCCTGTGTCATCTTGATCACCTGAGTTACATTCTTCAGGTCAATATTTGCGGAGGCTACAGTGAAATCCTTGAAGGACTGCTCACTGATCATTAATACATTTGCGCTCATCGTGATGTCTTTTCTACTACTACATTTCTTTTCCACTCATGACGGCAGTATGGAGTTCTTCTGCCTGTGTCAGGGTTGGTGTACCATCCACCGCACAATTGAAATACACTATAGCCTAGCTGATTGGATAAATTTTGAATTTCTTCCCTTGTAAAGAATAAATCTTTTTTGATTAATTCTGCACACAAAGGTCTTGATCCGCTTTTTGCATCAGGGATATTAGGTCTTTTTTCATAGCTATAAAGCACTTTGAAAGAAGTCACAGGCTGTAGTCTTTTGATAGCTGCTACCCCTGATCGAGTCACCGATCTAGTGATCAAGCCATCTCTGTTGATCTTTTCTACTAGCACCTGATCATCGATCAAAGTATTGATTCTTGAGATCACAGATGCTTCATCTATCCCTACTGCCTTGGCTATTTGTGGGATGGTCACCGCCTCATTTCTTTGAATCTGAGTGATGATCTTCTTCTGTACTTCGTTAAGCATATACTCAGCAAAGAGATCCTGCTTGATGAAATCATCCATACTAGAGAAGTGCATCTTTGAACTTTCAATCACTTTGAATCCTTGCTTTGATACACCCTTTCCTTCAAACTTTGATAGAATATTTGCATCATGTTCTGAGATGCTGCACTCAAGGTGGAGGTGATCAGAGAATCCTTGAGTAGGATCTGAGATGACTTCTGTAGGAGTAACTATTTCATTTTTTACGGGTAGCCCAATCAATCCCCTCAATTCATTTACATCCATAGATTCTACCACCTTAGTAGCAATCAATGGGGATAGGCTATTCAATGAGTTGATAATGTCCTGCGCACCTTGGCTTTCCTTCTTCTCAATAGGTGCAAGTCCTAGCTTCTCTCTGATCTCATCCTGAGTCATGTTCTGAGAAATGATAGCCTCAGAAAATTCAAAAGAAATAGGCTCTACTTTTTTGATTTCAAGTTCAGCTATAATGTCATTGAACTTCAAAAGGTAGTTCACTACTTCCTCTAGGGCTTGCTGCTTTGAGTTTACATAGGTGTTCTGAAATAACTCAGAAGCCTCTCGCATTTCAGATCTGCCTCCTAGCTGCCCTTCAGTCTTTACCCCAAAAAGCATAGGACTAGTCACCTTATGACCTGTGAAGATCTCCTGCTGAACAGTCTTATTCAGTAGATCAAAGTGCTTATCAAGTTCAGTACCTGATAGGTCAATGATTGAAGGTTCATTCTCTTTGCTGTCATTGAATGCCAACATGAATTTTCCTGCATTCTTAGATCCTGAGAATTTATCCTTGAATTGTCTTTCAATTCTATCCTCTTCTTCCTGGGATACCTTCCCTCCATTCAAGTTGATCAACTTACTTGAGAACATCCCGTTGTTTATGGTGTTCAAATGGTATTCACCTATAGAGATATCTAGTTCAATGTAGGATATAGCCCCTCTATAGTCAGGCAAAGAATAGGTATTTGCTCCTGCTCTGTATTCTTTAAAGTATAGGATCTGTGTACCTGTAGTGTTATTAGGATCAAATGCAGGGTAGGTATCAAAATCAGGTCTAGGGTTGACATTATCGTTTTTGATCCAATTGTCAGACACATAGAATTCACTATTGTCTGCATTCGTTCTCACCTTGTAGTAGTCTACATGATAGAGTTCTGCGATCTCACCCGTGCCCTTTGTCCATATCACCTGAAGATAGTAGCCTCCAAAGATGGATAGATCAGTCACTAGCTTCTTAGTCAATTCGTTCAGGCTTTCCTGCTTGGTGTTGATCCGATCAATCAAACCGAATGCCTTCGCCTTCTGCATTTCATCTTCAGCCTTGACAGTCCACCCATTGCCACAGATGTAGTCTACCTTGCCCGTGATTATAGCGTTGTTCTTTGCACTATTGTTATAGATCCGCAATAGGTAGTTCGGGTAGTCATTCTTTTCCCCGTAGTAGATGTATTCCTTCCCTTTTACTTCTTTATAAACGGGCAAAGGCACTTGATCAAATTTGAATAGCTTTATCATGCGCTTGTTGTATATGTCTTATAAGTACCATTATAGCCGTTATATCTCACCACTCCTGTAGTTGATAGATTAGGTGCTGTCAATTCCATTTTTCCTGTTGCTATGATATCAGCACCGCTTCCCGTTTGGGTTACATAGTACCGCCAAAAGCCAACAGTAGAAGAACTGAAGGATGCTTCACCAATTGAGAATTCTGAATATCGATCCTTGAAATCACTCACATCTGTAAGGTTTAAAGTCACCTCTTCCTTTGTTACTTCATGCTGAAATAAAAAGGTGTAGGCATTGCTGCTTGTTTCTCTTTTATCAAATAGGGCTATGTAGATCACGCTATCTGCCCCCTGCTCGATTATCACCATACCTATAAATAGAAAAAACTAGAATTGTGTACACAAAAAAAACACCCCCAATATTGAGGGTGCTTTCACATCTAAACAACAAACCAAATATTTAGTCCAAAGGAACAGATCCTGTAAATAGTGGAGCAAGTTCCTTCTCGTTACCCGTGAAGGTCAAGGTGTAGCCATTTCGATCACCGAATGCAGTACCTGATCCTGATCCGCCACCTGTCAAGTCAAGTCCATTCACCTCACCCAATGCCCAAATCTTGTCATTGTTATCTTTCACTAGGGCTACTAGTCTATTCTTAGCAAGTAGAAGGATCTCATTTCGAGTGTTCACTTGCAATTTGTTTAGGATGATCTCCAAAGTTTGAGCGTAGAATACAGTGCCATTTTGAACATTGGTATTGACAGCCTCTGCAAAGTTTGAACTTTCTTTTACTAGTTCGTACTTCCAAAAGTATTTACCTGAATCCATAGTCACTCCTGTGTAAGTGCCTGCTGATCCTGTCCAAGATGCAATATCTTCTACGGCTGCGAAGTATACCTCTTTAAGACCTCCGATAGAGTCCTTGCAATCGAGTGTATAGTTTTGAGTTAATGCGCAAGCCATATATTTTTTATTTTAAGATTAGTAAATTAGGGTAGGGGTGAATCCCCTACCCGTGATTTGAATTAAGGTGCTACATATTTCTTCCAGAATACCACCTCATCAGGGAAGGCAATCTGAACACCTAGTTTGAATTCTACTACGAATCTCATCTCATCCGCCTCTTTTGCATAGAACAATTCGAAACGATCCTGCTCATTCAAAAGGTCAGTCCCTAGGTACATATTTGACATAGACAAACCTACTAGGTAGTCAGTACCATTCAAGCCATTCACACCAATCAATTTGATGTTAGTACCTGGGATGATCAACTCCATGTTAGCAGCATCTACAGGGTAGTGATACAAGTTAGCATCTCTCAAAGCAAGAACATACTCACGGAAGGTATCATTACCGCAGAAGATCACTACATCATCCTTGTCCAAAAGGGCAGCAGGAAGGGCAGCGAATACAGCATCTACAGCAGCGATCACATTGGAAGAAGTCAAGGTAGTAACATTAGCAGAGTTACCATTGATAGGATCACCTGATCCACCAAAGCCTAGGGCATTGATGATAGTAGCAAATCCTTGGAACTTGTTCAATTGACCATCAGAAGATGCAGTATTGCCCTGCCAAATAGCAGTTTCAAGGGCTGCACCAATTCTAGCTACTTTCTGTGCAGAATACTCAGCACCATAAGCCATGTAGTCATAGGTAGATCCTTCTCTCAAAGCCTTCTGAGTGTACTTAGCTTCGAATGCCTTAGGGCAAATTGATTCCTGAATCTTGATTTTACCTACAGTGATAGTTCTCTGAGTGATAGTAGTAGTTCCGCTTGAGTTGAAACCACAAGTTCCACCTGCTTGGAATACTGCATCAGTAGTCATGATGTTAATAGTCTCAGCGGATTTGATACCCACCTGAACATTACCTAGTGCTTCGATCAAAGAAGCAGTTTTTGCTGAGAAGATAGCAGCAGAAGTCAACTGCAATTCGTTCTCTTTTACATAGTTTGTTAAACCTGATAAATCTAGTGCCATTTTATTTTTGTTTTAATTTTTGAAATGCGTTTTGAAGGCTGTTATACCTGTCTACTTTTTCTACTTTCAATTGCTTTGCAAATTGATTAGGGGCTGTGATTGCTTTATCACTTGGTTCTTTTGCAAGAGACTCAAGGACTACTGCGGACATCTTCACCGCTTCCTCTACACTACCTGCTTTTTCTTCCATTGCCTTAACTTTTGCAACCAATTCTTCTACCTTTTTTTCAAGGTCACCCATAGCCTGTTCTACTTTAGCCATTGCTTCATCCTTCTTAGGTTCTTCTACAGGTACTTCTTCTGCGGATGCTTCGATCTCAACTTCGATCTTTGCCTCTGCTTGCTTTACCTCTGCGATCTTACCCTCTTCAAGGACTACTACTACTTCACCTGATTCTAGTTGATGCTCTCCAACAGGTGCAGGGATTTGTGCCCCATCTTCACCAATCACAAAGATATCTCCTGCCTCAAGATCATAGGCTACCATAGTGCCATCTACTAGCTTACCTTCAACCAATGCGAAGGCTGCCTGCTTTTCTGCCTCTGAGAAAAGTAGTTTTTTGATTTCTACTAGTGCTTCTTTTGCGTTCATAATTGTAAATATTTAGTTAATTAATCTTGTTCAATTTGGGATAGAATTTTGAAGATCTGCTGCATGATCTGTTCCTCCTGGGTGATCACCTTGTTTGTCTTCTCATATCGGAAAAGTCCCTCCACAGAGAACCCTTTGAAAGTCCCTGCCTTCACTTCGTTCCATATCTTCTCATTATCTACTTTGAAAGATCCGAACCATGATCCATTTGATATGTCTTCAAAACCCTTGGGAGGCATGATGCCCTTCTCCCGATCAATGATAAAACTTTCAAACATATAGACCCCATCAACAGGGGTAGAATGCTCCACATTTACCTTGGATTGGTAGCCTTTCTTGAAGAACCGCTGTACTATCTTCTTGATCTCAGCAGCAGAAAAGGATACATAGTATTCTTCATCTTCATCCCTTCTATAGATCGGTAGATCCGCAATCATCAAAGCACCTGTCACGATTCTCTGATCTTGATTCTCGATTGAAAATTTGTTGAATCCTACAGATCTGAAATCTTCTTGATTCATCTTGCTTTCTGCCCATCGAAGCATAGGTTCACCACCCCAAAGAAGGTAGGATATAGTCCCACAGGCTTCTGTATCATCAGGGTTATAATATTCAGCAGCCCTGCTAAGGTAGGAGTAAGTTCTTTTTATGGTCTCCCTAGAAAGGTTCTCACCATTCATGATTTGAGTAGCACGAACTTTTCCTACCTGAGTAGCGCATCTATTTCCGATTGCCTCATTCAAACGGATTCCCCGTTCTGCGTTATCCTTTGCACTCTGAGGGTAGTCATTATATGAATCTTCTTGAAATCTACCTTCCCATAGATTGGAGCAGATAGCTACTGCCTGCTCTGATTCTTTCCCCTCATTGATCACATACTCAATACATCTAGGCAAAAAATCTTCTTTGCTTTCACCTTGGCTAGGTTCTACAAATTGCTGAGAAAAGGCTAGGAAGTTTTTCTGAATCGCAGGGTATTCTACTAGGGCTATGAAGTCTACTTCTTCTTCACCTTCGATAGTATCCCCGATCATCATTTCATATAGTGGTAGTTTCTTATCCATATCTGTAAGTATTAAAATCCTGCCCTTCGTTCAATATCTGCCACACGCTTCTGAGATCCTGTGACTTCGCTTTCTACTACATAGGCTTTGATAGGCTGTGCAGGAGTCATAGCAGCACCTAGTGCCGTGATAGGACTATTCCCTATAGTAGGTACTTGAGCCACCGAGGCAGGGGCAGCAGCAGAAATAGAAGGAGCAGATCCTGCACCACCTCCTGGGACTTTCGTTTTAACAATCTCCCTAACATTTTTGATACCACCTGCCACCGCAATAGCAGCAGCAATAGCAGCACGAATAGGGGATGAAGGATCTCCTGGGATTAGTTGCGAAGTATAGGCTTTCTGTGCCCCTAGGTAGGTATCAATTGTAGTAGCAGCAATTGCCGTAGCCTTTCCTGCTGCCGTGTTCTTTCCTACTAGACTAGAGACTGTATTCAATAGACCTGCTGCCATTGCTGCGTTCTGCATCTTAGCCTCATTTTCCTTTCGATCAATCTCTATCCTTGCATCTGAATATCCCTTCAAGGCATCATTGTACTGCTGTTCATTGATCAATCCTTTTTGGAACTGCTCAAGGGATAGGGCTTCTTTTTTGTCAACTAGATCCTTCTGAATTTGGAAACTAGCATCCGCCTCCTTCATCTGCATATCCAATTCAAGGAGTGCCTTCTCTGCATTCTGCTGATCAATAGTCAATTGAAGGGCTGCTAGTTGCTGCTGTTCCTGTTGTGCTAGTTCTAGCTGAAGTGCAATCCTTTGTTCTCCTGTTAGCTTTTCATCTTTCAGTACCTCCTGCCTCTTGCTTTCAAAGTCAAGTAGAATCTGCTGTCTAGCTTTCTCATTTTCATCCTTGATCCCTGCAAGCCTGATCTCTGTGCGGATATCATTTAGCCTCTTTTGGAATTCCTGCTCCCTAGCATCTTCTTCATCTTGGTACTGCTTCTTGATCTGTGCAAGTCTATTCTGCCGTGCCATCTCTAGGCTGCCATCATCTTCAATGCCTGCCTCTTTTAGCTTCTGTCTTTTGGCTTCAAATTCCTTTTCTACTGCTGCTTCTTCCTGCTGTCTTTGATCTAACAATTCTAGTTTTGATTCCTCTAGGATTCCCTGCGCTTCAAGTTCTAAAGCCCTTCTTTTGTCTGCTTCTGCCTTTGCCTTTTCCCCTGCTGCCTTGCTTTTTTCCGCTGCTGCTTTCTCCTGCTCACTTTGAAACTTCAAGAAGTTGTAAGCCTCCGAAGTTCTTTCTGCATTGAGTTCCTTTTGTCTCTTCTGCTCTTCATCTGTTAGCTGCCCTTTGACCTTTTGGCTTTCCTCTAAGAGTGCTATTTCACTATCTATCTGCTTCGCTCTAAGTTGGTAGATCTCCTTCTCTTTTCCGCCTTGGGCAGACAGGATCTTGATCTTGTTATTGATATCATCATTCAACTTTTCGTTTGACTTTCCTAGGGCTTCAAGATTTCGCTCTGCCTCATTTGTTAAGCCTATAAAGTCCGTGAAACCCGTGATCAGCCCACCAATGAATTTGCCTACTTCCTCAAAAACAGGGAATAGCTTCATCATGACTTCCTTCACCTTGTCAAAGTTGGCTATCAATAGACCTAGGGCAGCTACTAAAGCACCTACACCTGTGGCTATGATTGCCTTCCCGAAGCCTTTAGTACTTTTTGTTAAGCCATCTGTAGAAGATGTAGCCCCTTTTGCTGAAGTGCCTAGTCCCTTGAATGTGAGTTTTAACTGCTCACCTACTTTGCCCACATCTTTTAGTTGGGAAAGTCCCTGAGAAAGTGCCATAGCCCCCTGTACTTTTAGGAGTGCCTTTTCTACTTCCTCTGATTCCCCACCGAATAAAGCCATAGCACCTTGAACCGCTGCTATTCCTCCTGCTGCCGTGCTTGCTGCCGTAGTTAGTGCCTGAAATCTTTTCCCTGGATCAAATAGCTGAGAAGCCTCATTTGCATCTTCTATAGAATCACGGATAGTAGCTACCTTCTTTGCAGCATTTACAGCCTCATTGGAAAATTCCCCGTACTTCTGCCGTGCAAGTTGTAGTTCCTGTGTCGCTTCCCTTAATTGTTTCTTCAGGGGTTTGACATCCGCATCTAATATGATCTTATTTTCTTCAGCCATTGGTGTGGGTTTTTAAAGGTTAGGGGAATCTATTTGATTCCCCATTTTTACTACTCTGATTCTGCTTCTTCCTTCGGGTTCTGCTCCTGCACTTGCTGTGCTAGGAATTGGATGAAGGACATCCCGTACTTAGTAGGCAGTTCTTGTGCCCATGCTTCTAGCATTTTGATTTGGTCTTCGTTAAGCGTTACTTTCATCTTGAATTTGGTTTTGGTTTTGTGATTCTAAATAGGCAGCGATAATTTCTTCAGTCCATACGGCATTTGCTACCGCTTGCACCTTTGCATCTTCTCCACTTATGTCTTGGCTAGGATTGACTACATGGCGATGAAAAGTTCGGCTAATTTCTACGCCATCTTTTTCGATTACATTTGCAGTTCTTACTTGGATACTATTGCTTTCAAGTATCTCTATTTTGTCAATAATTTGTTTTTCTATTAGTGCCATTTTATTTTAATTTAAACCATGTAAAATCCTGAGATGCCATATAATTCATAGGTTGATGATAGTTGAGTGTCATTAATAATTTGAACATATCCTGTATTACTATAATCTTGCATTTGAATAGTAGTGCCTCCTGATGAAAAATATGGATATATAACCCCATTGCTAGTTATGTTATCCCATCTTAAAGTTGCTTGAGTATCTCCAAAAGATGCGCCTGAACCTACAGTAAACGGCAATCCTTGAATTGTTAAATTCCCTGCGCCATTTTTTGTTATAGTTGTAATTGTTGCTTGAATATAAACTATATTCCCAATTTTAGTATATCTTCCTATTGGAGAGACTGAAGTATTAGTAGTTGTCCCTACTTTTACAACAGGTGTCCAAGTGCCTTCCTCATAATCATCCAATGCATTAGCTGCTGCCGTGTCTCCGTTAAAGGTTATTCCGTTTGCAGTTACCGAAGCCACATTACCTCCTGAAGCATAAAATAACAAATTGTTTGCTGCTAATGCATAAAAATCTGATCCTGTAGTACCTATTTCTCCTTGATTAAATGTATCATAATACCAAGTTACTTTTGCAGCATTTGAAGCATTATTTGATTGAATAGATAGCTGACCTCGATTTGAAGTATTAGAACCTAAAACATTAAGAAAAGTAGCAGGACTAGTCGTGCCGATGCCTACATTGCCTGAGTTATTAATAGTCATTGAAGGAATCCAAGAAATAGCATTCCCCGCAGTTCCTGATACACTTCTATTGAAAGTAAATGCACCACTAGAAACTACAATTTGACTAGCTACATTTGTTCCAATATATTTCCAACCTGAATTATAATAAGCATTTACCGATAATCCTGTTTCATATCCTCCGTACTCATAAATACTAGCAGATTTTACTTGTAAAACATTTTCAGTACCACCACTCCAAGCGGAAAAACTAGAAACTCCTGCACCTAAATTACCACTAAAAGCAGCACTAGTCCCGTTCAAAGCACCTGAGAAAGTTGATGCTCCCGTGTCGGCTATTGTAAGCCTTGCTAGTCCTGAAGTCAATAATTCTAAATTACCATAAGATGAAGCACCGACATAAGATGAAGATACTTTTGCCCCCGTGCTTGTGGCATAAAGTTCTAATACTTTTCTATTAGCACCTGGATCAAGACTAACTAATATCCCTCCACTTGCAACTGTCAAACCTGATCCTTCAGGTGTATTTGTACCTATTCCTACACTACCCGAAAAATTAGCACTAGTACCATTTAAACCACCTGTCAAAGTGCCCCCCACCAAAGGAAGGTAAGTAGAAGCAGCAGTCCCTGTAGTTAAGTAGGTTGAATTGTCATAGCTTATAGTAGTACCGCTTATTTTGACAAATCCTGTTCCATTCAAAGCATTCTGCTTCCCGTTAAATGTAGACCAATCAGTACTACTCAAAGCACCCCTAATAGTAGAAGTAGCCGTAGGTAGGTTGAAGGTATGGGTAGAAGATGAACTTGAGATATTGAAATCAGATCCACTAGTCCCTGTTGCAAAGTTCTGCACCTGCGCAGTCAACCCATTTAAAGCCGTTAATCCTGTGGTGAATGTAGTAATGATTTGACAAAGGGTGTTATTCTCTGTGTGGAGGGTGATAGTCCTTCCTGAGTGGGTTACATAGTACCTCAAAGCTAGCCTATCTGTAAGGGCTAGGGTAGTAGTAGGAACTGCCAAAGCAGAGAAGTAAGGAGTGGTGCTAGTACCAAATGCTATGAGTTCAGGTGTGGCTGAATTTGATGCTATCAAAGTAGCTGTTCCTCCTGAGTTTACTTTGTAAAGTTCAATATAAAAGCTAGGAGTACCTCCTGCTGAAGATGCCTGTAGATATGTTTCAAAATTCCAATTTCCCGCAGGAATTTCTAGCAAAGCAGGATCTCCTGCATCAGTAATGAAGGAAGCTATATATCCATCGGCATTAATAGTGAAGTCTGTGCCTGTTCCTAAAATGGGAACTTTGCTCAATTCAGTATATGCAATCCCTCCGATAGTACCCTGAGATACTGATCCATTTAGGTAGTAGTTAACTGAAGAACCGCCACCACCTCCTTGAGGGAAGTCTGCTAGGCTACCATCACCCCTGATGTATTGAGATACAGATCCTGCTCCTACTACAGAGATATTCCCTGAAGTAGTTACGGGGCTATTGGTGACAGTGAAAGCCGAAGGCATAGAAAGACCTACAGAAGTGACCCCTACATCTAGGTTGTCCTGCATCCAATCTTGAATAGTTGAAATAGTGACTTTGTTCGTAGTGGTAGCACCGCTTGCTACTATAGGTAGAACATCATTATTTGCAATGTCTGTGCGTTCTACTAGTTGACTTATTCTCTTATCTGCCATAATTCTTAAATATAAAATCTTGAAGTCCCGTTTTCTTGTAGCATATATGAGTCATCTTCCAATAGGATGAAGTCATAGTCTACAGGGCTGATGTTTCTCAGGATCTTGAATAGGGAAACATAGCATAAATTGTTCGCAATCGGATTGAACTTATCTACCTTCTCAAGTTGGAAGTAGTGAACACCTACTTTGATGATAGTCCTGAAATCTAGGTTCATGATGTCCGTAGGTGTTAGGTAAAAATATCCCTCCAATAGCCTACTATTCCTGTCACCAATCGAAGTGATTAAACCTTCGTAGTACTCCGTGTATAGGTTATTGGTTTGAGGGTACACCCCAATAGAGAAATAGACCTCCCTAGGATATGAGAAAAGCACATCTGTAGTAGGGATTATAGGATCATCTAGGTGACCTGCATAGGGGTAGGCAGTATAGGCTATATTCCCTGAAGAATAGGCTATATTCCAAGAAGGACATTCAACCTGTGGCTTCCAATACGCTATTCTAGGCTTAAAGTTGTCAGGTACTTTGACCCCATTTTCTACCTTGTATAGGTGGATCATGATCTGCCCTAGTACTTGCTCCCTCATTACAGGAGGACTGAATACCACCTTCACAGTCTTGGTATCTAAAATGAAATCATTGTCTATGATAGTTCTACTTTCCCCATAGGCTTGATTGAACTTAGTCTTGTAGGAAGTACTCCAATAGTCGGCATCATCATCAAAGGTAAGCCTGTACTCCTTAGCTGAAAGTTCGGATAGTGGGGTGATAGTTATCTCTTGACTTTGATCTAGCTTGTCACTCCAATCTAGTGCCTGATCCTTGAAGGTTCTGTAGAACTCATTGTAGGGTATTATCTCTAGGACATTTGTCCGAAGCCTGTCCTGCGTCACATACAGATTGTACATTGAGATGATAGACTTCAAGAAATCCCTCTGCTTCATTGACTTTGGAAGGGTGTATCCTATCTTCATGATATCACCTTCTTCTAGTTCTACTGCCACGGGTACTGTGTTGCCTATCTTGAATGATCCAATAGGTGCTACTACTACCTCTGTTTGAAGTTGGGTATTTGTTCCTGATCCTGCAATCTCTCCCCTCAATCGGATCTCAAAGTAGTCATTGTATGCAAGTGCTATTCCTGCCGTGATTTCTACATCCCAAAAATAGAATTGACCAATCGAAATAAAAGAAACTAGCTTACTGCTGTATAGTTCCTCTGATCCATTCTTCAAAACTGATATAGTCCAGACATTATCTGTGTATGCCTGCAAAGATTCAAACGATACCCTGAGATTCAAGGTCAATCCTGTGTTCAAAGTTTGGTTCTTATTCCATCTAAATCTAGTGCCTGAATTTTGCACCAAAAATCCTGAAGCTAAGGTGCTACTGAAATTCAATAGCCTTGAGAAGGAAGGATCTGTAGTCACTTCCTGCTGATATAGTACAGGGGTTTGATGCAGTAGGGTAGTGCTTTCCTTTGTGATGGTCTTCTCTGCCGTGATCAAAAGTAGCTTCCTAAAATAGAAGGAATTAAAGAAGGGAGCAGTCACTTGAAAGTTCGCTTCCGCAAAGATCCGCTTCAAAATTTCACTTACAAATACAGCAGGTTTGAAGTTCTCTATAGGATAGGTGATTGAGTCTACTGAATAGCCATAATCCACCAAAGGATAGACATAGTTGTCCGCACCATCTACCCATTCAAGCCTGTCCCAACTATCTTCTATATTTGTTCTGTTCCAAGTATGGTCATAATCATCAAAATCCAGATCAGCTAGGGTCTTGTCACCTAGTTCGTGAAGGATATCCCGAAGCCTGCCGAACATATTCACCTCATAAGTGATGTCCCCTTCCTTAGAATTGATCTTCATCATCCTTAGAACCCCGTCAAATATCTTGACATTATCTAGGAAGATCTGTGACTGCGCCTGCTTTGCAGGGTTGAAGTTCTGCCCTATGTTTACATCACCTATGATGTAGTCATTGCTCACAGAGATGTCAAAGATATTCCCGAATAGCTGCTGATTCTTTGCCGTACTTGGTAGGGTTAATGTCTTTGAATAAGATGTATTCCTTCTCTCAATGTCGCTAACATCAGCCACAGAGAAGGTGAATTCTACATCTATGTCCCCTAGGGTATCCGCTTCAATACCTTCTACAAATAGCCTTGCGCTCATATTACCTGCCGATTGTTTATGATTTGGAATTCCACATCTAGTTCAATATTGAAGACCTTATCTGATGCCGTCTTCTTTACCTCATAGCTACTAGCTGAAGGCTTGACAGGAATCCAAGAAGGGCTTATATAGTTGTCATTCACAAGGTTCAAATAGACCAAAGGACTAGAATATAGTTCCCGTAGAAGTTCCGCCTGTGCGTCATTCAAATAGTCTGAAATGATCTTCCAATTCTGTGTCTCTTTGGTGTAGTAGATCGGATTGATGTTCTTCACCACTACCCCATTAGCCTCATAGATATCACCGCTGTAGTTTCTCTCATAGCCCTTCTTTTCAATCTGAAAACTAGTCTTATTTACTAGGTCAAAATTGAAGAAATCAAAAGTTCCATACTTGTTTAGGTAGGCTATCCGCATAGGATCATACCTGCCACAGGATTGGGTGTATAGGGTAGCGAATTTGTACCTCCTTGCAGATCCGTTATTCCAATTCACAAATAGTTGAATAGATACTACAGGTAGCCCTGATGTGTAGGTCATTGGGGTTATCTGTACATAGGTTACATGGGGACTAGTAACTGCCGAAGGGGTGATATAGTAGGTCTGAGTGGTAGCGTTTGAATAGGTCACAAATAGTTCTACATTGGTCAAAAGCCCCGTGTTAATGAAGCCAAATACCTGCGCATCTGTTTCCCTTACTTTGATAGTATCCCATGCAGTCAAGGGCTTGTATATAGTATTGCTAGATCCCCAATACTGCGCCTGATCAGAGTACCATTCTTTCAATTCTAGCAAAGGCAAAGCACCTGCAAAAGCATACTTAGTCTCACTCACTACCTCACTAGCTGTGACTATGATAAATTCCCCACCTACCTCATAGTACTCATAGCACTTCAGGTAGTATCCCTTGATCACATTCTTTGAACTTGAAGAAGTAGCAGTCTCATAGAACCCTTTGGAATAGGTGAAATCTACGGATACATATTTTGATACATCGAATTCCACCGCATCCCCAGGATCAGCAGGGCTGTCATAGTATGCAGTAGTGACTAATTCATCATCTGAATTGTAGACTTTTACCACATACTTAAAACCGATCTCCTCAGAGTTCGTGCTGCTTATGGTATAGTTTATCCTGTTGAATGCAGGAAGAATATCAATGCTTGGTTCTACTAGTGTGATCATTTGCTTATTCTTAAAATGAGTGAGTCTGCTCCTATGGTTTGAATGTCTACATTGAATTGAGGGGTTGCCTCATTTACTGATCTTTGGATGAAGTTAGTCCCTGCTATACCATACTTCTTGATATAGTATGCCATCCTTTTAGCACTACTTGAAATCTGAGGAAGGATTCTTCTACCCTTTAAAGTTTCATCACCTGTTTTGATCCTTAGATTCCTAGCTTCTATTTCTATATTCTTTCGCTTCATCCATCCCTCTAATTGTTGCAAGGCTTTCAAGGGCATGAAGTAGGTTTCAAATTGGTAGAACTCTCCCTTTGCATTTGGGTAGACTTTCTTGTTTTTGATGTCATGCTGAACACCCCTTACCCCTTTATCAATATAGTCATAGTATTCTGCACCTGTTGGAATCTCTACTCTATAGCCGTACTTAGTTTCAATGATGTTAGGCTGTCCAAAAGAACCCTTCATCCTTCCTGTATCCATTGGAGCATTTGCCTCAAGTTTATCAGCTAGATTATAACCTAGCCGAAGCAAAGCACTTTGCACATTTTGGAGCAGGATATCTTCAGCCTTTAAGACATATTCACTACCCTTTAGCTTTCTTCCTCCAATTGTGATATTGGCTACTTCATCTTTTGTTGCAACTGCCATTTTTTATACTGCGCCTCTTTGTCTTTGTTATAATCCTTTAAATATGCTAGGGTATTCAGGTACTCTATCACTCTCAATTCATAGGCTGCATTGACTGTGATATTTTGGAAGTCTGCGACCTGCTTAGTGCTAAATACCCACCCCCACCTTCCCATAAATCCACTAGGTTCTGTGCCATCTTTTTGTTCTCCATTGAGAAGGTTATGGTAGTTGCGATTAATTCGCTGAATAGTTGACAAAAAAAAAGCATACAGCTATACACTTCTATAAATTTCGCCCCTAGCAAATCATCCGCAACCATGTCATGAGGCACTACCCCATAGCCTTGATACTTATCACCCTGCATAGGAAGGAAGAAACAAGCAGCAATCTTATTGATCTGCATGATCTCCCCACTAAAAGCCAGGATGTCAATGTACTGCCCTGCCGTGATCTCGTGTAGTTCAAAGCAGAATTTGTATCTGTTATCACCTACCTGCAAATAGTCTACAGGCTTGGTATCAGGGATGTTGTCAAAGAAGGATAGCTTCTCAGCGTACTCATGCATGAGATCTCTGTACTTAAAATCATCATAGTATTCTTCATCCTTACCCTCCACGATTGCAAGCATCTTCTGCTGCTTCTCGATAATGTTCAGATTTGAATTTGCCTCAATATCGTACAGGCTGATGAATTGCCCAACTGTAAGTTTATCCCACATAGCTAGAAATATATTTTTAAGGTTTGATGTATTTTAATTTGCAGTCGCAATCTGCGACCACTACCTGAAGGAGTACTTCCCTAGATGGCTTGATGTTATCTTGTTCACCACCGAATACCTCAAGGCATCGAGTGCGTGATTGAAATTATCTACAGGCTTATTGGTCATCTGCCCATTCTTATCTTCAATATACTTGTAGTTCCTGAGTTCCTTGATCAGATTATAGCTTCTTTCCGTTGCATATAGCTTGTATCTCCTAATGATGTCTATCCCTATGTTGATAGATCCTTTGATGGTAGGCTTCACATTCCACCCCATCCTGTAGATCTCCTCTATACTTTTAGGTTCGGCTGAATCTGCGAATACTTCATTGCTCCTATCAAGACCTAGTACCTTCATCTCATTTGCTATGTCCTGATTTGTCATGCCTGTCCTGTACAGCAATTCATCCACATACATGGAATCATCTAAGATGTAGGTTCTCACTAGGCTAGTAGGATCTGAACTATATCCGAAGTCTAAACCATAGCTTACTAGCTTGGCTTCCTTTGGTATTTCTTTGGTAGTACTGAAGGTATATACTAGGGATCTGCTCTGCCCCCTTTCTCCTAAGCCGTATACCCTCCAATAGTTTTCATCTATATCCTTGAGCCTTTCAATCTCTGCCTTGATCTCTGCCCCCAGGAAAGGGTTATCCTTGTAGGTAGTCTGATAGAATTCGACATCCTTTCTAGGTAGCACCTGATCATAGATCCAATGAAATTCTTCTGAAGGGTTGAAGTCAATGATCACCTTCTCATTCGTTCTGAATAGTAGCTGCTGCCAATCTTCAAAGGTCAATTCATTAGCCTCATTGCAAAAAAGTAGATCCCTCTTTCTACCCCTGATCTTCTGAGGCATATCAAGGGATATGAATTCTATGGTGTTGCCATTAAGCCTGTATTCTGATGCTGTCTTCGAGTGATCATCTTCTGAGTAGATCTCATGATCCTTGAGGATGGTTAGGAAGTCACGCATGACAGTACCCCTCAAAGCAGGGTAGGTCTTCCTACAGATGGTGATTACCTTATTCGTGTTCTTTTCGCAGTATGAAAAAATGATCCAAAGCAGGATATTGTAGGTCTTCCCTGATCTAGTGCCACCTTGCTCAATTACTATCTTTGATTTGCTATTCTCAAGATGGCGAAATACTTTATTTGTTTTTATGCTAGTTGCTGTCATCCACAATATTCACTTCGAATATCTTTTTGCCATCAGCACCTGTGATCTCCTGCCTTTCGACATATCCCCTAGACTTCCCCTGTGTTTTAAGGAAGAAGATGATAGCAGTAGTATCACCGCTATCTATCTTTTGATCTAGCTTCCCTTCTACGAAATCAAGCCTAGAATTCCTGCCTTCTATTACAGCCTGTTCTAGCCCATCCTGTTCAATCCATTTATATAGGCTTACCCTATCTACCCCTAATGACTTTGAGGCTGCTGATAGGTTTCCAAATGCCTTCACAATGGCTTGTTCTATCACGGATCTTTCAGGCTTTTTCATAGTGTTGATTTTTGTAGATTCTTAGTCTAGTTTTTCGTTGGCTACTTGCAAAGGTTCTACAGGTGTGATCTCCTTTTCTTCTAGCTTGTTAGTGATTCCTGCATCATCTAGCAACTTCTTAAACAAGTAAGCTAGATCAAAGATTCCTTCTTCATTGTCAAGGGTTACACTTATGACTTTTTTTGCACTATTGAAATTCAATTGAAAGTTTGACATGGTTTGTTTTTTTAGAATGGTAGATTGTATTCTTCTTCCTCTACAGGTGCAGGAGCAGTAGGCATCTTGTTAACCTGTGGGTTATTATTTTCTTCCTTTTTGTAATCGTTTAGGTATATAGCCACATCCTTCCCGTACTCATTCGGCTTATCATAGATATTGATATTCAGGTTCACATACTTCTTACCATTGTAGGTGTATGAATGTGCCTCAGCATCTGATAGGCAGACAGCAGCCGTGATCCATGAATCACTTCTTTTCTTCCCGTTACCTAGTCTAGTTTTTGGTTTGTTGTCCATGTGTTTATTTGGTTGGTTTTCTTCTTCTCTTGATAGGCTTGTTTTCAATCACTTTTTCTTCTGTGGTGAATGGCATTTCTGCTACTGCTTCTACCTTCTCTTCTTTGTACCAGGTAGTGTTAGCCTCATTCGTGTACCACCCAAATAGGTAGTTTACTAGTTCAGCCCTACAGCTACTGCACCAATGGGAGAAGTTATGCTTCGGATTCACATAGGTAGTATATAGGTGAATGAGATCAGCATACACACTCTTGGAATAGTTGCGAATGAAAGCGTGTTTTTTGTAGCACTCATAGAGTTCAAAGTGCTTCTTGAATAGTTCTAAATCTTCAGGTTTCATATTTTTTCTAGTTCGTTTTTTACTTCTGTCCAAAAATTAAATTTACTTCTATAGTATATCAGGTCATCGGCATCATCTAGCACTTTCAAAATTTCATCTACAGCTATTATTGCACATCTATTCGCAGCGTGTAGATCCCTCACATCATTGTACCCATGTGTGCATTCGCTCAAATTAAATTTGATAAGCAATTGATCTGCCTTTGCTCTTGCTGTCATAGTTCAAACTTATTGGTGAAATGATCCTCCACATACAGGTAGATGAAGGGTACTGCGCTACTTATAAATATTGCTTCTAGTAAATCCGTTTTTAAGATTAGAAAAAACAGGCTGATCCAAAAGGACATACAGAAGGAACAGCTAAAAGGCTTGACAAATTTCCTGCCCGTTAATTCCTTAAAAAATTCAGGAATATTTAGAATGTAGAAGTAGGTCAAGGTGATCCCGATTGACCCTAGTATACTAGCTGTGATTTGATACATTTTCTAATGTTTTTAATTGTGATAAAAATTGAAGTATGCGGAATGCCTGTCTGCTTTGATACCTTCCTCACAGATCCTAGTTCCACATACATCTTGAGAATCTCCTGATCATACCAATACAGGGTTTCAATGATCTTAGATATTGAGTCTGCCACCGCTTGACTATTATCTATTTCTTCTTCTTCCTTGATGAACTTGACTATATCCTCCACAGGTACTAGGGCTGCATACATCCTTCCGAACTTCCCATATTTGCTATTGGTCTGATTGCAGCAGATCCGCACTATCCAAAACTTGAAAACCTGCTTTCCCTTGGCTTCTAATTCCCTGAGTTTTTCGGCATCATACTCCAGGACAATCACCGCTACCTCCTGCCTGAGATCTTCCCAAAGATCTTTTCCTATATTCTGAAATACATATTTGAATTCATTGTCATATAGCCAGCCGATTGCTTTCATTTTAGGCTTATTACTTCGCCTGTGGGAAGACCTGCAAAATCACACAGCCATCCGTTCCACTCAAAGCGTACTTCCTTCTCTCTGCCATTATATAAGGCTGCTAGGACTTTGATCTGCCTCTGCACTATCTCAATACTTTGAAAGCTACCTTTTCCCTTATTCATCCATGCAGACCATTCACCGCTTGAAAGCCTGTAGCGGATTTCAAGCGAATAATCTAGTGGTGATTTGGGTAGCATTCTAGGCATTTTCTATTTTCTATTTGTGGCATTTATGCCGTAATAAGAAAGGCTACCTGCTAACAACTCACACCCCAATTGCAGGCAGGTGGGGTCACTTAGCCTAGTAGTCATGACAGGATTCAAACCTGCACGCACAAATATAGGGTATCTCATTGTGCCATCACTTTTACAAGCAGTTCCGATGTGTGTCTACATTCCACCACATGACTATTTCTTTTCTCTGATCACTACCTCAAGACCTATAGCCTCACAGATCATCCTAAGATTGAACAGGCTTATAGACTCCCATCCATTCTCTACCTGATTGATAGGTGCATGAGATAAGCCTAGCTTCTTGCAAAGTTCTAGCTGTGTGTATCCGCTTTTCTTTCTTGATCTTCTTATCAGTAGTCCTTCTTCTACGCTCATTTGGTTTGTTATTTCTTCAAATATAGGATAAAAATTAATATCCAAATTTAAAGGGTGAATTTTGTCTAAAAAGGTAACATTTTAAAAATTCCCATATAAATAAAATCATTGCCTTTTTTTACTAAGCACTTCCGCACATTCAATTCAAAAATCATTTTGTCATTAAATCCGTACTTTTTCTGTGCTATGTCAAGTGTGACTTTTATCCCATTATCTATATCAGATGATTTCGAACTAAATCCAAAAAATAATTCAACTTTTAACATATCATTTGGATCAATCTTTCCTGATGGCATTTGTAGCAACATATTTTTCTCATGATCTCTGTAAGCCTGTGATTTTATCTTTCGCCCTAGAAATGCCCTATTAATTGATAGGGGTTTTTCATATATCTTGAATTGTATCATCTGAAGATCTTATAGATTTGATCCATCCCTATAGTGTATAGGGCTACTATGACCATAAACAAAAGCCCAAATTCAAATTCAAAATGGAAAAGGGCAAAGATTGAAAGCAGGGTAGACTGAATGCTGAACAGATCCTGCTTACTAGGGATAAATTGTTGAAGTATCTTTTTCATTTAAAATGGTGTTATAGTTTCTTGATTGATTTCAAAATCTTCTAGTCCCGATCTGTGGAACTTCTCAACCCTTGGTTCGGGTGCTGAATCAGGCTTTGCATTCTCAAAGTAGTCAAAGCCATCCTTCCCCATGTACCTGTTCTTCTTTCTGTTAAAGTCTATGGTGATCTCAAAGGGAATACCTACTAGTTTCTGCTTCTTGATCTTATCCGTTTTGATGATCACTGTGGTATCATTGGGATCTGTTGCCCTGTTAGGTCTCCATACTGAGATAGAATTATCTGTAGAGTCTGCAAATGTTCCACCCCCTTTGATTTGGTACAGGGAAGGTGGAGGGTAGTTTCCATCCTTCTCCTTCCTAGGTGTAGTTTGATGCATCACTAGGTGATAGGATACATTGTTTTTCCGTGTGAAGTTGATCCGATCCATCATAAACCTAGAAGCGTACAGGTGTTCAGGTTCTCCTGCTGTCATCTCATGTCTTATCTTGATGTAGGGATCTACCACCACAGCCTTGACATCCTTCTCCCACACTAGGAATTCAAATACAGATTCAATCTGATCTATGGTGAAATCAGGTACACCATTCTTCTCAGGATATACAAAGTAGAAGGAGTCCTTCACCATGTCAAAAGCCTTCAAGTATTCCTGCTCAGATACATCAAAGTTCTTGTAGAACCTATCCGTACTTTTCCCCAGGATCGTGTGGATAATGTCATCAAAGAATTCATCAGGTGGGTAGTTTTCAGGGCTGAAAAAAGCGAACTTCCATCCTTCATTTATTGCCTTTAGTACGCATAGAAAAATAAGGAATTGACTTTTGCCTTCATTGTTGTATCCTGTCCAGAGGTTAAATTCTCCTGCCTTCCAAGACCACATCTTATTCTGTATACCTCCACTACTAATTTGATCTAGGTCTCTCACATAGGTCTTAGATCCTGCCTCCTTTCCCTTCCTAAAGTTCTGTAGCATTGAGTCTCTCTGCCCAGCAAAGGTCTTGATAGATGCCTCGCAAAAGTCTAGGTCAAAGGTCTTTTCTGATTTCTTTTTCATGTAGGGAAGTGTTTATCTATATTCTCTTTCATCTCTTGGTAGCTTCCTAATCTAGTAGCTACATCCTTGAACCATTGCTTCTCAAACTTATTCCTCACCCGTATTTCATCTTGAAGCATCAAGGTAGTACCTTTCACTTCATAATCCATGATATTGATTAAATTAATATACTTTTTTTGTAAGGAGTATAGTCTCTTGAGATTCACTTCCATCAAAGCCCAATTCTTAGTCTGCTGTGCCTGTACTATCATGCCCCAAATATCCCTATTAAGGTCATTCATTTTCTGTAGATCTTCTGTTTTCATCTTACCACCAATTATCTTCTATCGTAGACTTTGGATACTTAGGTGAATTCTCTTCCTTCAATGGGATAGGGTTACCTCTTTTCATCCAATTAATGAAGTGATTTTTAGCATCCTTTTCATCTACCTTCAATTCATCCTTTAAGATGCATTCAAGTCTAAAATCATTTAGGTGCTTTTGTACTTCTTCCTTTGTAGCCTTATTTTTTATTGCTATTCCTTCTAGCCATATACTACTAGTCCATAGCTTTCTAAATATCTCATTGTGACTTTCCTCTGTTAAGATATTTTCTTTTGTTTCCTTTCCTTTCCTTTCCTTTAATTGCATTGCTTCCGCATTGCTTATGCTATGCTTATGCATTGCTTTTGCATCATCATCCTTATTCCACCTTTTATTTGCTGCTTCACGCATCTTTTCAGACTTGGCTTCTTTCATCTCCATCCTTTTCAAAAGGCTTTCAGACCAAAAGTACTGATCATCAATAGCAAATAAATCAAAGTCATTGATCAATCTCTTGATGCTATCTTCTTGCGTGTGCAATGCAAATGCAATGCTTTTGTAATGCTTTTGCATCCTGTGATCTGATTCATTTCTAAGCATCTCAATCAATGCCCAAAATAGACCGTACCCCTCCCATCCCATTTCCATTCTTAGCTGAAGGATCTTAGGATCATCTTTCGCATTTGAATCGTGCGAAAAGTAATATGCTTCTTTTTTCATGTAAAATAAAAAAGCCCAACAGGTGAGAGTCTGTCGGGCTAGGTTATAGTTAACCTTTTGAAATCATTCTAGCCTCTCACCTCAGGAATGATTTGATACACGAATATAATACTTTTTTTGAATTATCCTACTAGGTAGCGTTTTTTTAGCTGATTGTATATGCACATATAGCTGACCCCAAATTCTATGGCAATCACCTTTGTAGGTATCCGATCCTGCCATCTTTCAAAGATCAGTTCCTTTTCGTATTCGGTTAGGTTTCTCCTTCTCATTTTGTCAAGTAGTATTTAGCTATTCGTTTATCATTGATAGTCACCATGTCGGTGATGATGTCAAGACCTTCTTCCCGTAGGTTATTGATCCTTGCAGATAGTCTGAAGCAGCCGAACATATTCAATGCATCTAGCTGTGTAATAGAGTAGCCATTCAATAGCCACCCCTTGATCAAGGCAGTCTGTGAGTCGGTTGATTTCATATTTAAAATAGTGATTGTTGATTATTTTTTTTATTTGCATTATTGATTCTATCTATTGCCAATTGGATATAATCTTCATTTATTTCAAATCCTATAAAATTTCTTTTAGTTTTTACACAGGCTTCAGCAGTAGTACCACTACCCATGAAACAATCAAGAACTAAATCATTTTCTTTAGTAAAATTCTCAATACAATTTAAAGGAAGTTCTAAAGGAAAAACTGCTGAATGACCTTTCCCACCACTATCTACTGAAAATTTCCAAACATTATGACTGTATTTTTTTGTGTAGTATTTTCCTATAGGATGCTTACTTAAAACAAAAATATATTCAATTGCATTTGTCAATCTATTCTGCATAGGTATTGGATTATTCTTGTGCCAAATTATGATATCATTTACAAAATACCCATTCTTTTCCCTTAATCTATTTACAATATCAAAAGGTCTCATGACACCTGTCTCACCATAAGAAAAACCCAAATTCATACAGATGATACCATCAGGTTTCAATTTAGATTTTAAAGCCTCAAAGACATCTTGAATCACATATAGTGGTTCACCTACATCAGCAGTATAATGAAACCCACTTCCTCTTTGATATTTGTGTGATGAATTGTAATAAGGTGGGCTAGTGATGATACAATCTAAACTTTCATCATCTAAAAGACTTGATAATTCAACACAATTTCCTTTGTAAATCTTATTTATTTCCATAAGATAATCTTATTTTTTTTGCAGTAAATATAAATTGCTTCAGTCACCCTCAGCATTCCGTATCCCTCCCTTTTTTCTTTAGAATCTCCTAATTCAATCAATTCTTTTGCTTCTTGATCTAATTGACTAAATAGATCTTTTAGAGTTTTATAGTCGGGATTCATAGGCTTGAAATAAATTTCTTGCACTCATTTAGATTGATATTGAATTCTTCCTCTGTGATCTCCTTGTAGTTCTCAGCCTTGACCACATACTGAACATAGCGGATGTTCTCCACCCGTATGCTAGGAAATAACTCTAGGCTGAAAATAGTATCCTTTCGGTTAGGGTAGTAGGTTACAGCAAGGCAGGTCTTTTCATCTAGCAGTTTGTAGAAAGACCAATCATGAATTGTGAAGTATTTAGAGAGTGTGAATTCACCTTCTACTTCTACGGATTTTAGGATTTTGATTTTTAGATTTTCCATTTTGGATTTTGGTTTTTGGTGTTTAGATTAATTTAAGACCTAGCATATAGCCAAGTGCGAAGATGGGAGATAGTGCAAGGATCGTGTAGATGATTCTGCCTATGATCTGAAGTGCTTTTTTCATGGTGTTTTTTATTGGGTTAGTGTTTTAGAATGCACGAATCTAAACAATAGTTTAGAATAAACAATACTTTCAACAAAATTTTTGAATAATTTTTTTATCTGTAGCCTCCTTGATCAGATCCCCTACTAGCTTTTCTTTTACTTCCAGGTCTTCGGCTATCTCCTTTTTCGTGTATCCCCAACAGGCTAGGGTCACTACCCTGTTGACTAGTTCCCTAGGCATCTCATTGACTAGATTCCCTCTAGGGTTATTTGTCTGAACTCCTAAGATCCCGTACAAGATGTAGTTCACAGCAGATAATCTCACACCCATGATCTCAGCTATCTGATGCTTGGTATGTCCTTGGGTGTATAGTTCCCTTACCAATGGGACTAGGCTTTCGTGCTTGCAAGTTGCCATATTCTCTCAAAGGTTTCATTGAATGGTAGCTTCTCAGTTTGGTAGGTAGACTTAACCCCCTTAGGGGATAGGTCTCCTGGTCTCTGAATAAATTTTCCTAGGTATAGATAATTGCTCATTTCTTTCCGTAATTTTCGTTGTAGTATCTTTTTGAATCACTATTTCTACATCCAACATCCCAAACTCCTGTATCATAAGCATCTTTTATCTGCTCCTTCTCTACATCAATTAAATCATATAAACCCCTCTCAATCTGCTGAAGGTGGTGAATAGTATGCTTACCCATCAAGGTATCAATTTGTGAGTCTATTCTATTTCTAACCATTACTATGGCCTGCTGTATTGCTGTCTGTTTCATTTGATTTGTAAGCTAAAGTTCTCAATAATTCTAGCACCGAATACATTCTCCCCTTTTTTGATAGCTTCTTTGATCGCCATCTTATCCGCAGTTACTACATTCTTCACATTCTGAAAAGAAGTAGGAAGGGCTTCTACTACATCTACCTCCACCGCTTCGGATCTTCTTAGTGAGATCTTGAATAGGGGTGAATCTATTTTCTCTATTCCGCTTACTAGCATGGCTTTCTTGAGGCTTTCTGTCAACCATGTGACCTTCTTATCCCTGCTTTCTTTCATCGCCTTGAGTCGCTTAATTTCGGCATCTATTTGATCGCTTTCACTTTGGTAGTTAGCTATCACCTTAGCGTAGTTGATGCCCTTGCTTTGTAGCTGTTCCTGATTGATCAGAAGTTCTGCTTCTAGTTCAGGTGTGAGTTCTTCAGTTTCAAGAAGCGCAGCCAAATACTGCGCCTCCTGGGTGATTTGGTATAGGTTCATAGTTCGCTCCAAGTTGGTTTTAATACCTTGTATCCTTTTGCCTTCAAGATGTTGATCATCTCTTCATCTGATAGTTCAGCCTTGATAGGATCAGGTTCTACTACCTCCACCTTCAAAGGTATTTCAATCTGTACTTCTTTCTTTTTCCATAGGAACTTATTAATCCTTTCGCTATTGTTTAGCAGGAATGATAGATGAAAGTCACTCTTGATCTCTTCCTTCCTGATGCCTGTCTTCCGTAGCTTGGAAAGGAATTTGTGAGATGAGAACACGGAAGGCATTGAAGTGATAGCCTTGCTGTAGAATTCGGATGCATTTAAATTGTTTTTCATTTTGATTTTTGGTTTTGGTTTTAGATAAGTCCTTCGATTATTTCTTTTTGATCCTTGGTTAAGTTGTATTTCTTTAGTGCCTCCTTGGCTGTCTTCTGTTGATCAGGTGTGCCATTCAAGTACTGCACTATCCCTGCGAACTGCGCTTCTGTAGGTGCTACCTTAACAGGTGGAGGTGATTGTCTCAAGGGCTTCATGGCTGCCTCTGCATCATCATCTGAGATGGCTAGGTTCAGGACTGAAGTCAAGCCGTATCTTCTAGCATAAGACAGGGCACTACCCTGTGCCTGGGGATCATTCTGCCGTACTACCTGAAGTGTGTAGGTAGCTGAGATAAACTCCCCACTATCTGCGTGAATAAGCATAGTAGTGAGACCATCCCCATCAGGGAACTGTGATATCACTAGCCCTGCCTTCTCCATAGGTTCAGAGATCTCTGTGATGATGTGCGGAAGGCTTGCGTAGTTTGACTTGAAGAAGGGGTTCTTTGCATCCTTAGAGATGCGCCCGACCATAGCGTGAAACTTGGCTAATCCTTGGGTTAGGTTTTGAATACTTGGTGATCTTTCCATTTGGTTTGTTTATTTGGTTTTTATTAATAGTTTCTTTCAATTTCTAGTTCTAGTTCCATCAGCATAGATCTAGTAGGTACTACCTCAAAGCCGTGTTCATAGGATGATAGGCTTCTAGTGTAGTCTATGGTGATCTCCATCTCCCCGTAGGCAGGGGCAAATTCACTTTCATCTTCACCGAAGTGTTCGATGGTGTAGTCACCTATCCAAAGGTAGTCTTGACCTTCGTAAGTGAATGTTATCTCTTGATCGTAGAAGTTTTCTGAATCGTAGTTCATTTTTTTTAGGGTTTAATTGTAAATAGTTATTTGTTTTTTAGGAACACAAGCTATAGTCATAGATGGAAACTCTAATTTATTAATGATTTTTTCATCTTCATCACTTACATACCCGTTACTTCCTTCGCCATCTATAACCAACTTGCGTAAATTTGAGCCATATTTATTCTCAAAATGTTTGACCAATTCTGCTAGTTTATCGTAGTCAATAACCTCAACTTTTTTCTCAATTTTTATTGGTGCATATTCTCCCATAGTTTTCCAACTTGTAGGCATTTCACACAATCTCTGATAAGAATTAGACAACCTTTTTTCATTTCTTTTTGCTATGACAAAATCTTTAGCTGATCCCTTTTCAATTATTGATTTCGGAATCCAACACTCAAAAAATAGTTGTTTGTGCTTTTTTACTCCTTCAGGTGTAGCTTCAAAATAAGGAACTTTTGCAAAAATTGCTTTTTCGGTTTCTTTTATGGGTTCAAAATTGAAGGTTGTCATGGTGTCTTTTGGTTATGTGTGCCTGATTGCTGATACAAGAATACAACTTATTTCTTAAAATACAATACCTAACTAAAAATATTTTAGACAAAATCTTAGATTTTTTTCAAGCCTATCTTTTTTAGCCTATAACTTGCAAATAAAAACATGGAAGAATCAGAGATCTTGAATCCCTTTGGATATGGTAAAGCCTCAAAGGTTATGGATGAGAACCGAAAGCCTGCCGAATGGTGGGTAGATTACATTTCTATCAATCAAGTGATAGCAGAAAATGAGTTCTATGTCCTGTTTGAAGATGGCTGCCTAGTAAAGAAGGGAAAGTCAAAGTTCCAAAGCAGTCAATACTTGAAAGGGGATAGGTTCAGATCCTTCAAAGAGTTTCATGAATCGGCAGGCTAAATCTTTCTTGAGAGTAGTAGGCTTATCTCTTATCTTTGCCTTGATCATTATAGCCATTTTTGAATACCTTATCACATGAATGATTTTTCACATCTAGTATCTACCTATCTCCTGGAAATCCGTGAACTCCTGATCTCTAAAAATATCAAGTACGGGAACTCAGCCCTTGAACCCCTAGGTGTGTTCTCTCAGTTGTCCGCAAAAGAAGGACTACTGATTCGCATAGATGACAAACTGAAGCGGATCAAAAACGGAAGCCTAGAGAATGATGATGAAGATGTGATCAATGATCTGATAGGCTACCTAGTCCTGCTGAAGATTCATGATAAAGTTAAATATAGTTTACAAAAAGGGGGTAAAATGTAAGATATCCTAAACATTAAAGAGAAAAAATAAACTAATGAATGAATAATCATGCCTGATATCACCATGTGCCTAGGGACAGATTGTCCCTACAAAGAAGGCTGCTATAGATTCACCGCTAAACCTAGTGACTATCAGTCCTATTTTATGAGTCCACCCTTCAAAGATGGAAAGTGTGAGATGTATTGGGGGGATCTTGAATCAGATATTTGGAATCAATTGAAGGATATAGTCAAAAAAAATGAATAGAACTGTCGACAAATTGTCTACACTTCTAGTAAAAATTCATGCAGTTATTCGGAAAAAATCCGAATTAGTCAAGATCACTTTCCTGATCAAGATGCAGAAGTTCATCTCTGATCTCCTGGTAGCTACCCCGAATTAGGCAGGAAGATTTGTCATAGAAGTACATGACTTGAATATCATTCACCAATTCCTGCACATAGGCTATATCCTCAATCCTAACCATGCGCCTCACAAATTCGTGCTTGACATCTAGCCCTAGTTCCTGCCAATCCATAGTACTACCTGCTAGCATTACATCAATTTCAATCCACATACTAGAATAGCTTTTTTGATATACCCAAGGTGTGAATTTTTGTCACGGGTTGGTACTGATAGGTGAATAGATATTTGTTATCCAAGTAGGAAACTTTAGCCAAAGGATCAAGAAGCGAATTCACCCCTGCACCTAGGTAGATCCCCTTGGGCTTTTTGATAATTGTCTCTGTTTTTGTTTCCGTGATTGTGTTGGTCACCACGGGAATCTTGAAATCATTCGTAGCAGTCATTTTAAGGACTTCTCCAAGGACTTCACCGCTTAGATGGGTACTTCCATACTCCGAAGGAATGGATGTCTTAAACAGGCTAATTTTAGGCTTATAATCAATTAGGATTGTATCCCTAAGAATCTGTGATTTTATCCTCATTTTCGGCACATAAACTGTGTCCACCACTCGAGTGTAGATTGTGTCACTTTCTACCTTCGTTTCAAACTTGTAGACTGTCTCCTGCTCAGGTCTAGGGTACACAATAAAAGCTAAGATCACTCCTGCAATAAAAGCTAAAATTGCAATCCTGATCCGTTCATCATCTAGCATCTCTTTCATTTGTCTAGGTCTATGTTTTCGGCTTCAATTAACTTGAATAATTCCTTTCTGCACAACTCAAGGGTTTTATACTTTTCTTCGCTGTGATCTCCATACTTAATTTCAGATCTAAGCCATTGATCAAAGTCATGAATAATGCCAAAGGTAGCACCTCCATTGATTGCCCTATAGTAGTCATATTGATCCTTGGGTAGATCAAAAATTAAAGTAGCTTTCATAGTGGGAATTTATTTGAGTCGATTAACAAATCATAATTCTCAGATCCATCCTTCACAAGTCTCCTTCCGTGCAAAGTTAGAATTCTACCTCCTACAGGTTTCACAGGTGCGCCTCTTTCTACATGCCATCCCTGAGATCCATCTCCGTATTCCTCCTTGTATGTGCCCGTTATAGCTAGGTGAATCTGCTTCTGCTGTAATTCATACACCCTCTTACCCTGGTTATATGTAAGGGTATCCCTCACATCATTACGGCTAGAGTTCTCATGAATGTGCCCCATGATAAAGATGTCCATGTTCTCATACATTTCAAGTGATCTTGTCAGGTTTATAGCACCGCGTGTAACAATTCCACCTAAACCGATTCCATGATGGTACTTCAAATTTTTTGTCATTGTAGTACTAGGTCTCACATGATATTTAATAACCATCCATCCCCCATATCCACCCGTATAAACTTGGCTTTTATTCTTGTAGTTGAATAGATCTACAAATCTTTGAAGGATGTCGGTCTCTGAGTACTTGATGATAGAAGTCTCATGATTGCCGTACCCGATCACAGTCAATAGGTGAGCATAAGGTGACCACCATTCTACAGCCGTTTCTACTATGCTATCCAAGTACTTTGCATTATTGTGTTCAGGTCTGATGTCTGATTTGTTGCTTCTCCGATCCATGCGCCCCTGCATACAGCAGAAGAAATCCCCATTGATGAAGATAGGAATATCATTTTCAAGGCAGTAGTCTAGGTGTCTTTTTAACATCTCCCTGTCACACTTTGGATTATCCCAATGAATGTCAGACAAAAGGGCTACTCTGTTTTCCTCTTTGCTTAGTGCAAGAGAATGCACATTCCGTGCAATTTTGGTAAGTTCCATTAGATGGGTAGATAGGTTGTTTTTCCTCCAGACCTAACAGCCTTGAGTTTCTGCTTTCTGTTTCCTGATTTTACGAATGAGACATGAACCCAATCAGGATTGAAGTCTGTGCCGAACTCCCAAATTAACTGATCGAAGTCTAGCTTATTTTTTATGAAATCAAAAACCATCCGATTGGTCACTTCACCATTACCTCCATCCATATCTATATCAATGGCTTGACCTTTGCAATGTTGTGAGGAAGGACTACCCTTGATGAAAGAATTCAAAGCCTTGGATCTGTATCCGCTCGAAATAAAAATAGGAACTCCGAAGTGTTCCCGAATTGGTTCGAATACTTTATCTGCAAGTAGCTTGAAGTTCTCAAGATGCTCTGCCGTTGGCGTGTTATCTATTCCGTGTCTTTTGGCTGTGTCACTTCTAGTGATCTCAGCAAGATTAAGATGTGGACTGATCTTCATTTTTATTGTTATTTGGTTTTTTGAATATTTTTTCGGCAGCCGTGATCCCCAAAGCAGCAGCAGAAAGGGCAGCTACTGAATACACTAGTGGTTCGTTTTGATTTCTGATAAGAGTATAGGATAATGCGATTGCACTAATTACACCAACAAGCCTTTTACTAGATGCTTCTCCCCCTTCAGACAGGAATCCTTTTGCCCATGTGAAGAAGTTTTTCATCTGCCTTGTCCCCTGTATTTTTTAGGCTTGTTTAAACTTTTGGAGTAGGCTTTCTTTGCCTTCCCGTTTCTCCTTTTTCCAAAGGTGATTTTGATCTGTGCTACTGCCTTAGCCTTTGCCATTGTTTTTCTTTATTTCTCCCCGTATTTTATAAACCAAATAAACAATTGATAAAATAGAAATCACAGAAGTGAAAACTAGATTAACAAATTGAAGCCCTGCCATAGCAGTAACATTTGCAAAGATTGCTACAAAGGTAGAAGGCACTCCTAGTTCATCACTTTTCAAAATATTCATTTTAGGCTATAGTTGGGATCACACAAAGGTTCAAAGGCATAGGAGCAGAAACCTGTATAGCAATAGAGACTCCTGCTGTAAAATCATCAAAGCGTTCTTGAAAGAATTCGATAGCACCATTAGGCGCAGTATTAAAGCTATAGTCATTATCTAGTTTCAATTTTGCTAGTACATCCAAAGCCACAAGTAGCTGATCAGATTGGATCTGTAGTCTGTTGCTTTTATCTTCAGTCAATAGATCCGCAAAGAGAAGCACTAGATCATAGCGCATAGTAGTTCCATTATACACGGAAGGTCTCACCACAGTCCAAAGGACAGGGTACTCAATCTCTCCACCATTATCTACATAATCGTAGATATCACCCTCTCCGAATGTTCGGATCATTGGGTGTGCTTCTTGGATTGCCTTTAACTTTTTGACTAGATCTACTAATGTCATCTTGCTTGGATAGAAATTCTTTTAGCTTCTTTTCGTTTTTGGAATAAGCCATTTTTAGAATGGTTTTTTGTATCTGTTCCCTTGGTATCTTTCGCTATATGGTCGGTGATCTTCATAGTCTCCCCTGCCTAGATTGATAGCCACCTTGTACTGATTAGATACAGGTTGGATAGTAGTCACATCAGATCCTGGATTTAAGTACTCAGGGTACTGCTCAGAGTTAGCGCACAGGTAATTGATTGCCCGTTCAGCATACCACTCAGCATAGCCCTTGTAGTATTGTGAAATACTCTGCAATTCCGCAAAGGTAGGTTCTGTGATGTTCTCTGATTTGCGCTTTACTACTCCCTTATTCACGAATTTGTACTGCATAGCCATAGGCAATTCACCTAGGACATAGTTGAATAGGGTATCTGTGAGATAGCTATCTAGGAAGGTCTTGTAGACTGCATTCCCTCCTGATCCTATA